TTAAATGATTTTCTTGAACCACTTAAGTGATTCATTGATTTGTTCTTGTACTAAATAAGCCTTTGATTTTACTTTAATACCTTCTTCAATTTCTTCCATAGAATATGATTTAGTTGAACACTGTTCACATTGTTCACCCTCTTTTATTCCACCGCCACACTGCTCACACATTTCACCTTCTTTCATGGATGAACATTGTTCACACATATCACCTTCATATAATCCAGTACATTGTTCACAAACTTTTTTAAGTTTTTTATTAATGTTGGTGTTTCTATATTCGGTAACTTCACCCTCATTATTAACGGTAATCCCTTTTTCATCTAACGCCAAATTCTCAACGTTAAGAATTTGTTCTTTTGGTTCGTTAAAACCACGAGTAACATAACCATCATATGGTTTTCTATGTTTATCTTTAATTGTATTTTTTTCTTCTTGTGTAAGACCTAAAAAGTATGCTCCCATAATATTTGTTTTCTAGATAAATATATGGTTGATTGAATAATATTAATTTATTATATTTTACACATGGAAAAACCTTATCAACTATTACAACCAGTTTTTAAAGACCATCGTGGGTCTTTTACACCAATTAAACTTTCTGACAAGTGGGTTCAATCAAACATTAGCATAAACGATGATATATTCGTATTTCGTGGATTACATTATCAAGATGAACCAATGTCTCAATCTAAATTAGTTTCCGTTATTCAAGGAAAGATTATTGATTTTGTTATCAACTTGGATAAAGACAGTGAAGACTTTGGTAAACTTGAAACATTTGTTTTAACATCAGGTGAATCGGTATATGTCCCCAAAGGATACGCTCACGGATTTTTAACACTTCAAAGTGGAACAATCGTTAACTACTTGGTAGATAATGAATACTCAAAAGAACACGAAGGATGTATTCAATGGGATACCGTAGAAGAAGTAAAAGATATTATCACCAAATACATGAGAGGATTTAACTTTAAAGTTAGGATTAGTGATAAAGACACTGAAGGAATTACATTGGAAGAATATAAAAACAAATGACAAAAGAAGAAGTAGAAGAATTGGCCGAAGGAGCAATTCTATTAGATGGATTTGACGATTGTATTACAGGAGTTGTTGAAGAGTTTGGTAATGGTGTGAGAATACTTTATTCACGTGATAAAATACTTGAGTCATTACAAAAAGATATGTCTTATGAAGATGCTTTAGAATATTATTACTACAATATTGTTGGTGGACACTTCGGTGAAAGAAATCCTTTGTTTTTACTTTAGAAGTAATTTGCGTAAAACGAAATAATTTTTGGTGCGTATCTTCTTAATGCGGAATTAATGTTTTCAACTGTTACTTCTTTATTTTCATCTTCAATTATACTGATTACTCCGTTTACCATTTCACCTTGAGCCTTATTAGCCATATCTAGTAATTCATCAAATGCTTCATTAGTATCATTATATTTGTGTTCGTGAGCCAATCTTTCTTTACCCATATAAAGATATGGTGATGCCGCAAGCATATTAACAACACTAGACTCTCTTAATTTATTTAGATATTTTTTCAAATATAACATGTTGAAATGTTTTACTAACATCGCATGTAGTGTTAAATCAGTTGATTTATTTTCCTGAATATTTTTTTTTCTTTTTCTTTCTCTCATTTCATCAAACTCAGATTCATACATCCATTTATCTTCATCCAATAAATAAAGACTTGACCCATTGTCCCATTTAACAACATACTGAACAAATCCAGGTCCTTTTTGAATTCCTTTAACAGTTCCTCTATCACCAAAAGATAATTGAGGTTCACCTAATAGTTCAATGACAACAATTCTATCATCAGGTTTAAGTTCAGGATTTAATTTCTTACTCATATATTTATAAATATAATGAAATATATAATTAAAGAATCTCAAAAGCAAATTATCCTTGAAGCAATAAATGATAGGATTAAAGAAGTTCAAGAAGATGGTGTTGAACTAACTAAAAAGATTGTTGAAGACACTAAATCACATGCTTCAATAAACTTAAAGATGATGCTTACATGGGGTGCTGCAATTGGAGGGTTTATGGGTCCAATTATGCAATGGTTAAATGGACAAGTACCAGAGTTAACAGAAAAAGATTCATCATTGATTGCTGCCGGTATTGCGTCAGTAATATTCTTCCAAGAAAGAAGTTTTACCAAATCAATTATTAAAAAGATTAAAGAAGACGGACTTGAAGAACCATTTAAATTGGGAGCAATTAAAGCTAATCAACTTAAAACTGTTTTGGCAGGTTTTTTAAAGAGTTTAAATTTATCAGCGTTCAGTGTGACAAATATGTTAAGTTACGCATTCTTGGTTCCAATCATACCAATGATATATGATGCGGTATCTGAAGGTATATGGGATATGAAAGATACTGAAATGTTGGTTAAATCATTATCGGCATTTGGATTAATAACAATTTCAGGTAATTTCTTAAAACGACTTATGGATTTAATCGTTGATAGAATTACTAAATAAAATCAATCTTTAATTCCAAATCAGACGTTCCTCTGAATATTCTGTGATAAGTTCCTTCAGGGATTAATAATACTTGTCCCTCGGTTAACTCTATTGGTAGTTGATTATCCATTTGAAATTTCCATCCATCACCTTGTACCACTTCAATCAATCTATCTTCTCTATCACGATGCCATTGTAGTTCACCACTATCAACATTAGATTTAAAAACTCTAATCTTTGAAGTTTCTGTTAGTTTTCTATCTTTATACGGTTTCATATTACCAAAATCCTGGATAAGTTTTACCGCCCCAGAGGTAACCAAAGCGATTGAGTCTACATGCCCAATAACCGGCAGTTAATCTGTCTTTCTTTTTAGAACACTGATGTCTTGCCGCAAATGATTTACGAGCTTTAGGATTAGATACCTTAGCGGTTAATCCACCTTTAACATCACCAAATGAAATTTTCTTAACTTTACCTGTTGATGGGTTCTTTACATAAACAACATATTTCTTTCCACCGCTACTATTTCTTCTTGGTTTACCAAGTTCTACTTTCTTACCATTATGTTCTGCCTCAGAAATAAATGATTCTTCCATAGGAGTATCCAAGTAAATAACTCTACCACTTGATAATCTAACCTGTGTTCCGAAATCAGATTCAATAAGTTCAACATCATCTTCATTTAACTCAACCATTCCTTCGTAATATAACTCACGAGCTTCGTTAATAACATTAAAGAATTCCTCAGAACCAAATCTGAAGATATTATCATTCAATGGAACTTCATTTGTTATATGATAATTAAGGTGTTCTGAGATAAGTGGTTTCTCCACCGATTCGTTAAGAACTTTTTTGATTAATTTTTTAATATTCATTTTTTACTTCGTAATAAGAAATACAACCCAAAGAACAATGCTGAAATACAGTAAAAAATTCCTGTGGTAATCCAATAAGAACTTGTGTAGTCTAAAATTAATTTGAACATTATGTCGAATCCTAGTGGGTTGAAAAACATTGCGAGCATAAGGCAATAGGTGGCAACATTTTCCTTTAGAATTCGTTTCATTTTTGTCATTATCCATTAATGTGGGTTTAAAGTTTATGAACAAGGTTCACTTTATTTATAAATATATTTGTGTGGAGGAATATTTTGTATATATTTGTATTAATAATTAAATAATCAAGTCCTATGAAAAACTTATTTCTTTCTCTTGTTTTAGTGATGGTTGGTTTAGTTGCCAACTCACAAGTATTTGTTGTAAAAACTGATACTATTCAAAAATTCCAACACCCAAAAGAAGTTAAGTTTATTCCATCGTTAGAAAATGGTCTAATTAACTACACTAAACTCGGTAAGGGGGAAGTTGTTTACACTATTGATGTAGATAACAAATCTTTAACTATGAAAAATGGTAAGGGTGTAATGTTTAATTTTATTATTACTGAGGTATTCAAAAATCCATCAAAAGATATTTTAGTTTCTTTTGAATGTGTAGATACTAAAGGGTTTAAAGGTGTAGTTGTCCTTTATAAATCAGATAATAAATCAGTTAACATGTTAGTTGAGTATGGTATTAACGATGAAACCACTGAAGGTTACATGTGTTTTGATGTTAAATGTAAAAAGAAAAACCCTCGTTAGAGGGTTTTTTAATTATTTCGGTTGAATTCTTACAAATTCATCTTTAGTTAACTCCTCATCAACATTGATTAAAAGATTGCCCTCCCTATCCTTTTCAGTTACCCTACATCTTCCTTTAACTCCGGGAAATCCATTTATTTTATAATAACTTGTAGGTTTTAAATAATTACAAAGTGCTGAGAAATTTGATTCAGGGTCGTTAAAGAAATTTTTAGACGCATTACTCAATCCTGAATCAAACCAGTTACCACCTGAATAGTCGTCTTTATATTTATCAGAAATGTGTCTATCATCGTCTGAACATCCTCCGCTAGCTCTACCATTAAGTATTTGATTAAATCTTTGCAAATGTAAGTCTCTTGTTTCACTTTTAAAAGGGCTTTTTCCGTCTTCAACACCTAATGGATTGTTATTTTTTACAGAAAATACCCATTTACCCCCCTCAAATCTAGGGTCAGCACAAGATTTAGTTTCTACTACAGTAAGAACACCTTTTTCAGATATTAGTTTGTCATACGCATCTTTCTTAACCACAAGCAGACATCCAGCATGACTACCATATTCAGGTATTATGTCATATTTACCTTTACCAAATAATCTTTCACCAGTTTGTCTAGCGATTTTACTCATATCGTCTTTTTTTCTTTGAGGTACCTCAATTGTTTTGACACCGGCAACATCTATTATACCTAAACTAGATAAGTCAGGATTTTGAGTTGTATCTTGTTCAGATATAACTTTTTTTATAATTCTAACTAAGTCATTTTCAGTTAGTCTAATTAATTTTTTCATAGTAAATCATTTTATTTAATAAATAGACGATTTTTTAAAAAAATTATATACTTATTGCTAAATAAATGAAATAATGGCAGCTAAATCAACAGGTTCAACGAAGTTATCATTCGGAGTTAAGAAATCAGGTAAATCAACAAAGAAATTTACATCCAATAAAACAAGTAAGAATTACAAAAAACCTTACAAAGGACAAGGGAGATAAAATGAAAGAATACATTAAAAAACAAATCGGAAACATTAAACAGTTTTCATTCGCAGAGATGACTTCCAATAGTTCAGGGAAGACTTCAGGAAGTGGAACGGCGGGTCTTTACATCGTCTTTATTGGAGGATTGACGTTCCTTATGGGTTGTGTAGATAAAATGTTTTTAAACAAGGATATTGACGTTATTACACAATCAATTATCCTTGTTGGCATCGGGGCAACTCTTTTAGGTTATAGAAAATCAAAAGATAAGACAGAAGAACCTACGGTAGAAGAAGTACAAGAAACTACTGAAGAAGAAATTAACGATTAATTCCACCATCTTTCAATATTTTCACTCAAGATTTTGAAAAGTAATTTCCTCGCCCTTTCGTGATTGTATCTTCCGATATTCAAAGCAATTCTTGATTTAACCTCGTATGAAGTTAAGTCATCGTTGTCCATTTTAAAAATATGATATTTTTTATCGGTAACAATTTTCTTATACACCAATGGATATTTTTTGAAAAAATCATTTAGATTTTCTTTTTTCAAACGTGTCTCCATATAATATCCACCCAATACATCTTCAATATCATCACCTGTCGGAACAAAGAAAAAATCTTTATCCTCATAGTCCATATATTCCATAACATAAAACTCTTCCTGAACTTTTTCCATCAGTTTGACGCATAACATCATTCGTTTAGCATCAAGGTCAGAATTCATGTGAAACCCTTTTTCTTTAATGTATTTAGCCTGTTTTTCTAACTTGAACTTGAATACCTCAAAAATATAATGGTCGTCCCAATCCCTGTCTTTCCAAATAACAGGAAACCACTTGATTAGATTACCAACAGATGTAGAAAAGTTTCTAACGGGATTTCTAAAATATTTCCAAATAAAATCACTTATTTTTTCTTTCATAGTTCAAGAATTGCTTTTTTACCAATTAAATTTTTCTTTAAGGAAACAATACTACATTCAAAGTCCAAAGAATATTGTGTTAATTCTTCAGATTCTTCATACTTTTTAACATATAAATCAATCAAATTTTCGGCAGATTGAATTTGTCCAAAGTGGGTAATCGAACCAATTACCTTACGTATCCATTGAAAGTCCCTATCCATAGGACAAATATACATAATCTTTCTTAATTATACAACAACGCAGTTAATTGCGGATTACTTTTTTCATACATACGTATCATAATCCCTGCTTCAGAGTTCGCAAAGTTTTCTTGAGATATGGTGTTAAACCCTTGTAACTTGATATTTCTTTGACGAGCAAACTCGTGAACCCACTCGTGAGCAATAGTTCTTAAAATGTCAATTAACATTCTTCCACCAGCTAAAACTTTAATTCTACCAAGTATTTCACTACCTGTAGTCATCTTACCAAAACGTTCACCAAGAAGTTGGATGTCAACGTCTTTCTTAAGTGGAGAGTTTTTTTGACAAAACCTCAAGAAGTCCTGAATAACATTTATCTGTTCAGAACCAAGTCCACTAGATTTATCATATAAATTTACTTTCATCTTAACAATAAATATCTTATATTTCTTTTGTATATATAATTATGAAAAAGAGTTTTTTTGAAAAAGTCTTAAATAAAACAAACAAACAAGACATTGACCAATGGTTTGGTAAAAATTCCGAAATCAAAGTTACGGAATTTTCTCATTCAATTAGTCAGAAAAAAAATATTTTATCAGTAAAATTATACCCATCAAATTATGAATACGCTATCGAACTTTTTCCGGAAGGCCTGGAAATTCTTGTCCTACATACTATCAAAAGTCTTTCACTTCCTGAGGATTATATATTAACAACATCTATAGAACACTAAATTATGGCACACCCAATAATCCATGCAAAATCATCCGTGAAAAAATTCGGAGGGAAATGGGAAGATTATATCCATCTACACGAATGGTTAGATGAAACAAAAGGTTGGTACGGACATTCATCACACAGAATGTTTCGTCATCACTCTGAAGGTATATTTGAAATGGAACAACGTTTTGGTGCCGAATTTAAAAATAGTGATGGGAAAACTGTATACACCCGTTATGTCGGTGAACAACATGTAATGGAAGATTGTAACGGATATATCCCATCAGCAAAAGAATGGGTGTTAGCATTAGAAAATAAACAAAGACCTTTATGGATGATTAAAACCATGAAGTTAGAAATTGATGATTGATATTTATTATTATGAAAGAATTATTAAATAACCCTGAAACTATAAAAAATTTTAAACTTTTACATTATATCCTATTAAGTAATGGTCTTACTCGTGTCAGTAATGACTTTTATGTTGATTACGACGGGAATGTTGATTATCACTTCTCACCTTGGACTAATAAAGGTGGAGCTTATGATATTATACCTAATAAATTATTTGATTTTTTAGATAATTTTTTTGATTCTATAAAAGATGAAGTTTTAGATTCATTAGAAGGTGATGGTGATTCTAGAGCAACGGTGTCATGTGAGTATTCAACAACAGATAAAACTTTAATAATTGAAGAAAATATTCAAACTATGGGTTATGAATCATATTACCAAGAGTTTGAAATTGACGAAAAGGAATTACTTGAGGATATGGTTCAATGGAAAGAAGATGGTAAACTTAA